GGAAGAAAGTCACCAGCATACTGGGCTGATAAATTTTTATGGGCTGGGAAAGGTAAGCGTAAGAAAATGCCACCTAAATCTCAGAAATATGTTCGTGGAATAAAAAGAAGGAAAAGATGACACAACAAAGAAAAATGATAGATGCAAGGGAAGCTTGGCTAGACGGAATAAGTTTAGAAGCTTCTCAAGTACTAGCAAAATTGAAGCATAGAGAAATTAAAGGTATAACCCTTACTGCAAGAGAGAAAAGTATGGAAGAACTCTGCAGTGGATATATCTATATGCTATCTTTGTGTAAAGATTATGGACTTTTTGATTCCGACGACCCTTTTAACTTATTTAACAAAGAGACTTTACATTGATCGAGATAAGCCGTGCAGATATTGTACCCGATTATCTCATGGAGTTATCTCCTGAGAATCGTTTCATTAAATTACCCATCGAAGGGTACCTCGACTTATTAGGAGTAGCTCCTAATACCTCCCAAACGGCGATCATTAATGCAATTAATAACCCTAAGTATCGTTTTGTCTGCGCGGCGGTCTCTCGTCGCCAAGGCAAGACATACATCTCAAATATCATAGGACAGTTAGTTTGTTTAGTACCAAACTCTCATGTGCTACTGATGTCACCAAACTATTCTTTATCACAAATCTCCTTTGACCTACAAAGAAATTTAATTAAACACTTTGATTTAGAAGTCACAAGAGATAATGCAAAAGATAAAGTTATAGAACTTTCAAATCAATCAACAATTAGAATGGGTTCTATCAATCAGGTAGACTCTGTTGTTGGTCGTTCTTATGATTTAATCATCTTCGACGAGGCTGCACTTACTGATGGCAGAGACGCTTTCAATGTGGCACTTCGGCCAACGCTCGATAAAGAAAATTCTAAAGCAATTTTTATTTCTACACCTCGTGGAAGAAATAATTACTTTGCAGAGTTTTATTATAGAGGTTGGTCAGATGAATTTCCAGAATGGTGTAGTATAAAAGCTACTTGGCATGAAAATCCTCGTGTGTCAGAAGATGACATTAAGGAAGCAAAGAAAACAATGTCAGAAAATGAGTTTGCACAGGAATATCTTGCAGACTTTAATGTATTTGAAGGACAAATCTGGGCATTTAATCATGAAGAATGTACTGCAGATCTAACACAATTTGACACCTCAAAAATGGATGTCTTTGCAGGACTTGACGTTGGTTATAAAGATCCAACAGCTTTCTGTGTTATTGCCTATGACTGGGATGAAGAAAAATACTACTTGCTTGATGAATATCTCGATGCAGAAAGAACAACCGAACAACACGCTGCAGTAATCAGAGGAATGATTGATAAATGGAATATTGATTGGATATACATTGACTCTGCAGCTCAGCAAACTCGTTTTGATTTTGCACAAAACTATGACATTACTACTATTAACGCAAAGAAATCTGTACTTGACGGTATTGGTCATGTTGCAGGAATAGTAGAAAATAATAAACTTATTGTAGACCAAAAATGCAAACATGTGATGATATCATTAGATCAGTATCAATGGGATCCAAACCCTAACCTATTAAAAGAAAAGCCAAAACATGACATGTCATCTCATATGGCAGATGCTTTACGATACGCTCTTTATACATTCGAAACTTCAGCGACTACGTTTTGACAATACCTAATAAAAAACAGTTCTTGACATCAGATGTGACTTTTTGGTATAATTCTAATTAAGAGTATAAATATGAACTTCAAAAGAGATTTAGTTAAATACGTAAGAGACAAGGCTAAATCAAAATATAGAAAAGCAAATAATTGCTATATATGCGGCAGTACTGAGAACTTAGATTTTCATCATTATTACGGACTAACCGAACTACTAGAAACTTGGCTAAGAAAGAAAAATATTATTATTAAGAATGAACAAGACATACTAGAGATTCGTGAAGTCTTTATTGATGAAAACTACGATAAAGTCTATAACGCTGCAGCAACTCTCTGCCATGCTCATCATTTACGACTACACTCAATTTATGGAAAACGACCCAAATTGACTACAGCAGAGAAACAAAGAAATTGGGTCGAGAAACAGAGAGACAAATATGGCATGGTATGACAGGTTTTTAGGAAGACGAGAGGAAAAACTTAATCCTGCTCAATATGTTATTTCCCGTGAAGAGGGAATGACTATTGATTCTCGTGAAATTCCTACTAATTATAGAAATGCATATGAACAACTAGAAATAGTTAATCGTGCTGTAAACATGATTGTTGACGATGTTTCTGAAATTCCTTTCACAGTAGGTGAACAAATAGTAGGAGTTAATAACATCATAAAAAACATGCGTAGATCTAGGTTAGATTTACTTTTGAATAAGGAGCCAAATCCTTTTCAAGATGTAAGTACTTTTAAAAGAAACCTAATAATTGATCTACTCATAGATGGTAATATATTTATTTATTACGATGGAGCACATCTTTACCATCTACCTGCTGATAAAGTCACAATCTATTCAGACGATCAAACTTACGTAGAGAAATACTCATTTGACAATAGTATCGATTATAGCGTAAACGAAATTATACATATAAAAGAAAACAGTTTCAACTCCATTTATAGAGGTGTACCAAGATTAAAACCAGCATATAGAACTATGCAACTTTTAACCTCTATGAGAAACTTTCAAGATAACTTCTTTAAAAATGGAGCTGTACCAGGTTTAGTATTAAAATCACCAAACACTCTTTCTGAGAAAATAAAAGAAAGAATGTTACAAGCATGGAGTATTCGATATAATCCGAATACAGGAGGTAGAAGACCTCTTATTCTTGACGGTGGTTTAGAAGTTGATAACTTAACAAATATCAACTTTAGAGAATTAGATTTTCAGGATTCTATCAAGGCAAGTGAAAGAGTAATTCTAGAAGCTATGGGTATTCCACCTATTCTTTTTGACGGTGGAAATAATGCGAATATTCGCCCAAACCATAGACTTTATTACTTAGAAACAGTATTGCCCGTAGTTAGAAAACTTAAATTTGCACTGGAAAGATTTTTTGGTTTTTCACTTTCTGAGGATATAACAGGAGTACCTGCTTTACAACCAGAATTAAGAGATCAAGCAGCTTACTATGCAACACTTGTTAATACTGGAATACTTTCAGCAAATGAAGCAAGAGATGCACTAGGCAAAGACCCAGTAGCAGGATTTGATGAGCCAAGAGTCCCACAAAATATAGCGGGATCAGCAGCAAATCCAGAAGAAGGTGGACGACCAGTAGAAACTCCACCAAGCGAGGAAAATTAATATGACAAAAGATAAAATGGCAAAAGCATTATCAGAGTTTTTAGTGAAACGTAAAGTTGACACTATTTCTCTTTCAGACTATAAAGGTCTTGGTAATGAAGTTCCAGTCAAAGACTATCTTTTAAGAAGAGCATTTGGTTCTTGGAATAGAGTACTTTCTGCAATGCAGAAAAGATACCCAATTGATTTGGAAACTCTATTAGCTCCAGCACCTGCTCCAAAACCTACACCAAAGAAAGTGGCTCCTAAGAAAACAGTAGTCAAGCCAAAAGTGGAGAAAAAAGATGTCAAATAAAATTTATCACTGGACAAGTACTTTTAAGTCATTAGGTGAAACTGATGATGGCGGAGTCGAAATTAAAGGCTCAGCAAGTACAAATGCACTGGATAGAGCTGGAGATATTATTGAAACAGAAGCTTGGACAAAAGGAGGGTTAGAAAACTTCAAAAACAATCCAATAATTCTTTTTAATCATAACTACGACAGACCTATTGGTAGAGCAAAAGATTTACAAGTTACAGACAAAGGCTTAGAGATATCAGCAAAAATATCAAAAGCTGCAGGTGATGTAACACAACTTATTAAAGACGGTGTCCTTGGGGCTTTTTCTGTTGGTTTCAAAGTCAAGGATGCTGATTATATGACTGAAACCGACGGATATAAAATAAAGGACGCGGAACTATTCGAAGTGTCTGTAGTATCAGTACCTTGCAACCAAGGGGCAACTTTTGGAATGGCAAAGTCTTTTGATTCTATGGAAGATTACAATAAGTATAAGCAAACTTTTTACAAGGCTAACTCAAACGATTCAGCAGACGCTGTTGAAATTGAGCAGCCAAATGGGGCAATAGCCCAAGAAATGGAGACAAATATGTCAAATGAAAAACAATCTCCTGAGAGCAAACCTGAGTTCGATCTTGAAGCATTTGCTAAGAAAGTAGCAGAAGATACTGCTGCTTCTATCGCAATGAAACAAGCCGAGCAAAAGGCTGCAGAGCAAAAAGCTGCTGAAGAAGCAGAAGCAAAAGCTGCTCAAGAAGCTGAAGTTCAAAAAGCCGCCGAGGAAGCAAAACAGGAAGAGCAAAAAACTATCGTTCAAGCTGGAATATCTGGCGCTGAAAAACTCATGAATGATGTTGAAAAGAGAGTCAAAGATGACTATTCTAATTTAGAAGAAGTTGTTAAAGGACTTGAAAAGCAACTAGCTGAGAAATCAGAAGAAATCATGTCTATCAGAGAGTCAAAAAGACATTTCTCTGACAGAAAAGGTGAAGGCGACTGGAAAAAAGCTTTCGAACAAGATATTTTAGATGCTAAATTTGCAGGTCTTGCAACTGGTAAAGGTTGGGACAACAAATACGGTAGATCAGTAATGGAAAAAGTTAACGCCCATTCAGGTGTTGGTGTTTCTTCTGCTGACTTCGAGCAAATCGTATCAACAAATATTGAAAGAGATATTCAAAACGAATTAGTCTTGGCTCCTCTATTTAGAGAAGTACCAATGACTTCTGCTAACATGATTATCCCAATTCTACCAGACAGTGGTTATGCTGAATTCCAGTCTAATCAAACAGCTTCTGGAAGTTCACCACATGGTAACTTAGCACAGAGAGGCGACACTTACGGTTCACCTTTCGGTGGGGTTGATCTAACAGAAAGAACTCTTTCAACCAAAAAACTTATTTCACAATCTTACTTAGGTAACGAAACTGAAGAAGATGCAATCTTACCAATTCTTCCTTTAATTAGAGAGTCTATGGTTAGATCACACGCAAGAGCAATCGAGAATGCTATTTTAGCAGGTGACGATGCTGACGGTGCTTTCGGTACTGGCGGTGCATCTTTCGAAGGTCTTTTACACCTTGCAAGAAACGATTCAGACTACACACAACCATCAGGAACTTTCGCAGCTTCTGATTCTGTGACTGCAGCTGATCTTCTTGCTTTAAGAAAGAACATGGGTAAATATGGCGTTAACCCACAAGACGTAGTATATATCGTATCACAAGACGTGTACTACAACTTGCTAGAAGACGCTGAGTTCCAAGATGCTAACCTAGTTGGCGACATGGCAACTAAACTATCTGGTGAAATCGGACAAGTCTTCGGATCAAGAGTCTTACTCTGTGACGAATTCGCATCCAAAGCAGCTGCTAAATTTAACGCTGTAGCTGTTTACACAAGAAACTACGTAATGCCTAGACTTAGAGGTGTAACCATTGAGTCAGATTACGAAGTTGCTAACCAGAGAAGAGTACTTGTAGCTTCACAAAGACTTGGCTTCATCGATCTAATCGACGGCGCTACTTCAAAGTGGGCACAGATGTACAAAGCATCTTAATTAATCCCTTAACGGATAAATGGCTGGGGGCGAGCCTATCGCCCCACTTTTTATGAATTATGGCGAATTTAGTAACATTACAACAGTACAAAGACTTTGCAGGACTCACAGGTGTAAATGAGGACTCAAAGATTAATGTTATAATTCCCGCAGTCAGCCAAGCAGTGAAGACATACTGCGGCACGACTATCATAGATTATTATACTACTACAAAAACAGAGTACTTTGATATCTATGATAATTACACAAATGCAATTTTAGTAGACGAAAGTCCACTAGTAAGTGTAACTTCTGTAAAAGAAAGAACAGGACAAGCAGAAAGTTATACTACTCTAATAACTGGTAACTCAGATGGCAGTGGTAAGTATGAGTATACTATAGATACTGATCGAGATACTATTTATAGAACAACAGCAACTGGAGACGCTTTCTTTCCAAAAGGAAGAAAAGCAGTAGAAGTAGTTTATAACGCAGGTTATTCATCTACTCCAGAAGATTTAAAACTAGCATGTTTTGATTTAGTAAAATACTATTTAAAAGACGAAAGAAAAGATAGGCTTACAATACAAGGAGCAAGTATACAAAACCAAGTATCAACAAGTCTGAGAGAGAATATTGGATTCCCAGACCATATTAAACGAATACTTGATTTTTATAAAGTACATAAATAATGGCTAAACAAACCTTACCTAGCCAAAAAGTACTACAAGAAATAGCTAAACAAAAACAGGTAAAAAGTCCTTCTGCAAAAAAGAGTTATGAGAAAGCTTTAACTATTTTAAAAAGTAGAAATGAAAAAGTCAGGGATGTACTTGATAGAGATGTTTCTTTTCATTTAAAACTAATAAGTGAAATGGAAAATAGAATACAAGTTATTGGAGAAGAAACAAATGGCTGGATAGAAATTAATCCAGAAGTTTATCAAGCCCTATATTCTAGCGAAGGATTTAAAGTAACTAGTCAAACAACAGTAACAGTGGAAGATGGTTGGATTAAACAGTTACAAAAAGACGGAACAAAAACTGCATTAAGTGCAAAACAACTTAGAAAAGTTAGATCAGCAATATTTGGAGCAGATGCAGGTAGAGTTGACTTAGGTCACGATACTGGTATTGCAACAAAGAGAATGGAAGTAACTTTAAATGTTTTAAGAAGTATTCCTAAAACAGCATTACCTCCAGCAGAAAAAGCACAAATAATAAAATTAGAAAGTGCAGTAAAGAAAGCAATCGAGTTATTAAATTCTATAGATAAACTTGAAGCCAAACTTGCTAGAAAGTTATTTTCAAATAGAAAAGAACTTTTACAACAGTTTTTAACTTATGTTAGAGAAGGTTCAATAGGAGTTCCTCAAGTAGAAGTACTTTCTACTACTGCTGAAAATTTTACTCCAGATGACTTAATGGAGAAAAGAACAGAATTTATATTAGAAGATAGAGATCTAAATAGAAATATAAAAGGTAAACTAGCAGGAGATATAGTAGGTGGTTTAAGTAACTACATATATAAAGAACTAACTGGAGCTCGACTCACGGATGCAGAAGCAGCTCTAAAAAACTATTTAGAAGAAGGAGAGTCGCCTTCTCTTGTAGACACAGTAAGATTAAAAATATTAAATGCGGCAGTAGGTAAAAAATATAAACCACAACGCAGAAAAACAAAACCTCTCAGTAAAAAAAGTGCATTATTTACTAAGAGAAGAAGATTTAAGACTAGACCTATAAATCCACCCAGAATAGCTGCAATGAGAAGTAAGAATACAGGATTTGCAGAAGCAGGAAGAATATTAGGATTTATAAATAAACAGTTACCTGCTACAATAATGAAGAATATGGGAAGACCTAGTTTGGAAAATCAAACAGGAAGATTTGCTAGATCAGCTGAAGTTGTATCTGCAATACCAGATAGAAGAGGGCTAATTACTTTTAACTATACATATGATGAAAGGTATAGAGTTTTTGAGCCTGAACATAATGATGGTAAATATCCTTCTTCATACGATCCTAGAGATCTTATATCAAGAAGTATAAGAGATCTAGCAATTGCACAAGCACAATTTAAGTTTATTACACGGAGAGTATAATGGCGTATAGAACAGCAAGAAAGAAAATAGCAGATGCTCTCGTTGAAAAAATAAAAGGAATTAATGGTAATTCTCCATATAATTCAAATGTTTTTAATAATGTTTCATCAAAAATGGTATTCTTAGATGAAATTGAACAATACCCAAAAGTATGTGTTGTTACAGGAGCAGAAACAAGAGAATACCAACCAGGCGAATTTAAATGGAGATTTTTACAAGTCTCAATAAGAGCATACGTTAAAAATGAAAATGATGCTCAAGAAGAATTAGCATTATTATTTGAAGATATTGAAAAAATAATTGATGATAATGATGCACTAGTGTATGATAACACTGTTACTCCTAATTTGTCAACAACAAATATGGTAATACAAACTTTATCAACAGATGAAGGTGCGTTAAACCCATTGGCAATAGGAGAAATGACAGTGGAAATACGATATTAGGAAACAGGTAAGGCACATAAATATGTAGCCGCACCCTTTCCAAAGTAAAACGGAGAAAGCAAAATGGCTTTAAATTTATCGAGAAATACCAAGGTATTTGTCAGCTCTGTAAACGGGGTGCATGCTTCTGGAGGATCTATCGTAACTTTAGATGGATTTACTGCAGGAACAGGTCACGCAGTTGGCGATGTCATTACTTTGGGAACAACATCAGGTTCTGGAACAGGAGCAAAAGTAATTGTTGCTGCTGTATCCGCTGGTGGAGTTACTGAAGTTTACATTCCTAATAATTTCAGAGGAACTGGGTATGCTGATAATGATACAGTTACTCAATCCGCTTCTTCTGGATCAGGAACAAGTTTTGCTGCGGTTGTAAATGGTGTTACAAGCACAACCACAACAGAAAATAGCAGAACTGCTCTTGGTTTATTCAAAGGAAACGGTTCAGACGCGAATACTTTTAGAATCGGTGTTTTAGACGGGTATAGCTTCTCACAAGGAAGTGAAGCAACTGACATTACTATTAATGAAGCAGGTGCTACCCCTAACAGAGGTTCAAAAAGATTTAATGATGCTCTACCTCCAGCAGAATGGTCATTTGGTACTTATGTAAGACCTTACAAACATGGCTCAAATAGCTGGAGAGATAGTGGCGATCACGATATGGTTGAAAATATTCTTTGGGCATCTATTGCTGGTAAAGATATTGCAGAAGGAGCTTTAACAGGCACTTCAGCATCAGCTATAACAATTGACGGAACAGATGCAGATGTTACATTCGAAAGATCAGAACATCATGAATTGTTAAAATTAACAATTTACTTTGCTCTTGAAAATACAACTTATAGATTAAACCAATGTCAAGTTAATCAGGCAGAAATTGATTTTTCAATTGATGGAATTGCTCAAATAACATGGTCAGGAAATGCAACAACTATTGATCAAGTTTCAACAGCAATTGAAGATCCATCAAAAGTATTACATGCAAAACCAGCTGGAACAGATACATCTGTAACTACTGCAACTTATGTAGAAGGTTATAACTATGCAGATGCAACAGGTCCAGACGATGCTGATTACTTAAGAAACAAACTCTCAACCCTAACATTAGCAGTGGATTCTGCACAGGGTGGAGGAGCTTCTTCAAATGGATTAGATGCTAAAACTTATGATATCAATATTACTGGTGGTTCTATTACTATTGCTAATAATGTAACTTATGTAACACCAGAAACATTAGGTATTGTTGACAAACCAATTGGATCATTTACAGGAGCAAGACAGGTTTCTGGATCTTTAACAATGTACTTAGACACTAAGTCAAATGGTTCTAACCAATTACTTACTGACTTAGCTACAGCTACTGACCTTGTAACAAACTCTTTCAATATGAGTTTATTTATGGGCGGCGGATCAAGCGATACACCAGTTGTAGAGTTTGATATTCCAAGAGCTCACTTACAAGTACCAACCATCGAGGTTGCAGATCTTATTTCCACAACAGTAGAATTCTCTGGACATGGAACAGATCTTCTAACTGGAGATGAAATGACTGTTAAGTATAAAGGATCAACATCACATTCTGATTCCCAGTACGGAACAGATTATACTGTCTAATAATGGCAGCGTACAACTTTCTACGAGAAAGTAATGTACATCTCGTATACGACGGGAGTCGTTACTTATTAAAAACGACTCCTGAAGTATCGTTCTCACAAACATTTGCGGAAGATGCGTATTCAGTAAAGACTTTGCACGATCAGACAAAAATGTTTCAAGGGACGAGTATAACAAAAGCTAATCCTGCGGACTTTAGTTTTGCAGTTCATCTTACAGAAGAAAAAGATGAATCTATCGTGCTAGATCTTTTAGTAGATTACGATAGTACAGGTTCAAATATAAAAAGTTTTGATTTGTACGTCGTAACTGGAGAAAGCACTTTTAAATTAGAAGGATGCGTTATAACAAACGGAGATTTTAATTTAGCAAAAGGCTCTCCTCTTACTTTAAATGTAAGCGGTAATGCCAAAAAACTAGAAAGAGTAGGAGATGAAACTTATTCACTTCCTGGCACACTGCAATCCGCAAGTGCCACAAGAACTCCCACCTTATCTGTTTTAAGTGTTCAAGTAGCAGGTTCTGATATACAAAATTTAGTATCAGCTACTTTAAGTGTTCAAAATGAAATTTCATGGACACCATATGAAACACTACAAAATAGTCTTTCGGTTACAAGTGCTTCAAATGCTATGTACCCAACTTCTTATACTTTAGATAGAAGAGTTGTATCGGGCAATATTGTAGAGTATTTAACATCAAATAATTCTAACTCTGCACAAAGTTTTGATACTACTTCTAATGTTACAATAAGAACATTGGTAGATGGAGCAACATTTTTAGACGCAGAGTTGACAAGCTGTATGTATACAAAAAGAACATCAGTCGGAGAAGCATTTACACAAACTTTCGACTTTCGTTCCTTGTCAAACCCTGTAGACTTATCAACTTTAATTTCATATTAGGAGAAATAAATGGATTTAAAATCATTACTGGTCGACAGTAAGACCACATGGGTAGAATTCCCAGGCTTAGAAGGATTCGAAGTAGAATTAGCAA